CTCCTCCAGTCCCAGTCCCAGTCCCAGTCCCAGTCCCAGTCCCCGTAGTGGTTCCAGTCCCAGTCCCAGTCCCCGTAGTGGTTCCAGTCCCAGTCCCAGTCCCAGTCCCAGTCCCAGTCCCCGTAGTGGTTCCAGTCCCCGGCGTAGTGATCTTTGTTGGCGTAATAGGTTTACGAGGGCCGACAAAGTTAGGGTTCTTTGGATCCAGTTTAGATAGCAGCCCCGAAGCTATCGACCCTGAAAGAATTCCAGTCGGTGTAACAATTTTTGTTGGTGTGGTGGTCTTAGTCGGCGTAGTAGGTTTACGAGGGCCGACAAAATTAGGGCTGTTGGGGGAAAGCGAAGTAAGTCCTGATTTACCGTCAGAAACAAGCGAGTCCCATTTCCCCGTAGTGTTGTTGAACGCCCCACTACCCCCCAAAGCGGTTACAGCAGAACCTACTGTGCCGGGGCCAAAAGCGCCGGGAACGCGAGAAGCAGATACGTCTATTGTCGGGATTTTGTTTACCGCAGTTCCAACAGACGACGCAACTCCTCTCGGTACATCAGAGCTAGATGTTAAAATTCCAGTAATAGGATCTCTGTATTGGAGTTGAGTTGTACCGGGAACTTTTGTAAATAGTGTATTTTCCGCAGTTGATCCTAAATAACTAGGACTACCTTGCGAAAAATCAGGTGAGTACCCTTCAAAACTTTGACCGGGGTACAGCCCTCGATCTCGCCATGCGTCGGAAACAGTGTCCCCAATGTTTGTAATTTTATCTTTAACGCTACTAGCAGTGTCAGAAACCACTTTAGATGTAACGCCAACCGGGTCTTTAGCAAAATTCAGAACGTCCGTTCCAAATTCTTTTACTGAAGATACAAGGTTACTTGGTAGTTGAGTAAAGTAATTTCCATACCCTCCAGCGTTAGTAATGCCTTGCATAACATTGCTAGTGCCAAGCGCAGTGGTGGCCCCGCTTAAACCCCCCAATCCCGCACCGAGCCAAGAACCAGTATCGCTGCCGCCTTTAGCTGCGCCATACGCAATCGCAAGGGTGGGGTTACCGCCTGATAAAACAGTCAAAGCGATTTCTGCAAACGTATCTGCGATCATGCCTCCAATATCGCGGGGCTGAAGCGCGTTCTGTGCCTGTGGCGCACGTTTGGCGTAATCAAGAAGTTCTGTAGCTGGAATGTTGGGGTTCTGGGCCATAAGCTGCCGCACACCGGGCATTTTGGCGTCGTCCCGCCCCCATTGTTTGTTACCCCAAACCCCCGTCGAATACTTTGGGTTGTCGAGGATGCGCTTGAGCGTTGCCTGCGCTTTGGCTTCGGCTTGTGGATCGTCGGGGTTGATGCCCATTGCCCAAAGGCCGGCACCTTTAGTGTTGGAAAATTTTTCTTGCCAGCTACGGTTGTCTTTTTCGGGATCCATCCCCTGCCCAAATTTTACAAACCCATACCGCATATCTCCCTTTTTAGGGACATAGCTAGCCGCTGCGGCTTTCTGCTGGTCTACCTGTGCCTGCAACGCGGGATTAAGTTTCCCAGTTTTGGGGTCTGTGAATAAAAACGACCCGCCCGTTTTTGCAATGTTGCTTAGTGCGCCTAACGAGTCGTACCCACGAAAAACAGGTGCGGGGGTTTTAGTCGCCATGCCAAACTCCTACTTAAAGCTGTGCAGAGATGACGACCCAGCGTGCATCTGCCCGTGAATAAATAAGCGTCACCGCCCCCGAGCCTGTCGTAACGATGTCGGCTCCGGTATTCGTAATAATGCGGTTTGGCGCATCGCTGCTGGCGCTTTGGTTTGCAATGGTCATGGCATAGGTGGTGGAATTAAACAGCGTCACTTGCTGCCCATCCAGCGCGGCATAGACCAAAGCGGGGGTTGAATCATACAACGAATCCCCGGTCAAAACCCCCGTAATGGAGAACGCCCCAGTAGGGGAGGAAATCCTAAAGAACGTGTTTGATGGGATTTTAAGATTATTGTTCGCCCCGTTGGCTACCGGAAGGACGGCAAACGGCGTGACAAATCTGTCAGCAGACATGCTGCTCGTATTCATCCCGGCCTTGGAATCCAAAATTGCGAAAAAGACATCCAGCGACCGGGAATACCGATTGAAGAATACGGGGTCGTACTCTTTGGGGGCCGAAGGTAGGCGGGTCGATTTGAATTGATCAAACGCCACAATTAACCTCTCTTACCGTCTTCACGCATATCAAGGCGTGGGGCACCCAACTGCCAGTTAACCCCCAGCACCCCGGAAGATTCAATAGAGACACCCATCTGACGGGCACGGGCACGAACAAACACTTGGTTTGTGTACTGCTCTACAGTCACTGTTGATCCCGCACTCTGCGTTACAGACCGAGAAAAATCCTGTCCTTCCGCATTGGCCGTCATGTACGCAGCCCCCGGAAAATTGCGAGGATACAGCGTGAAATCCACAGTAGGGCTAACCCCGGAAGCTGTGTTAGATCCTATGAACGACACATCAGGGATAAGTCGGCGCACCAACATAAACTTATCGCCGTCTGGCTCAAGATCAAAGTTGTTGGAGATGATGTAAGAAGTCATCGGGAGTTCCCCGGCGTCCGTACCGTACTCATGGTTGTACAGATAGCTATCATCCCCGCTTGCCCCCTGCGGGTATTGCCGCAACGGAGAGTCAGACCACGCCGTGCGAGTTAGCCCATTGGTGCAATCACCGTAATACCAAATACCTTGCGGCCCTTCAGCGTAGTTGTAAATAACGTACTTATCGATGGTGTCGGAATTAGCAGAACAATAGAACCACCAAATTTCAAAAAACCGTTCGTTTGACGCGGCAAAAAACTGCTCAGACTGCGACCAATTTATATTCTCAAACACATGTTGACGTAGGGTGCAGGGGATGGTTTCCACACGCCCGTTGTAAGAGAAAAACTTATCCGTACCCATCCAGTACAGCACGTTGTTTTTGGAAATGACGGCGTTAGGGCCAATGAGTGACACTGAAGACGAAATCAGTGTTTGGTTAAATACATCAGTCCCACCAATAAATTTCACAGAGGAAATAGACCGCTCTGTGAACACCAATGTTTCATCTAAGTTTGGAACGGCCCGCAAAATATTGGATCCCGTTTGTAATTTTAGGAACCCGGCGGTGGATAACTCAGAAGATGCGGGATCCCAGTCAAGATAATCGCTTTGACTAGCCCAACGAACCAAAAGTGGATCATAGAATGTAGAACTACCGCCATAGGCAGTAGCACCAAACGCCATCAAAATTCCGCTCTGAGGATCATATAGAATCTGCCCCACTTGATCGGGGACAGAATTTGCTCCGACTATGCTACTCAATAAAACCGCATTAGTAGGGGTTGTGGCAGGAGCTACATTGAACGAAGTGTCCGTAGTCCAGTAGTAAATACCGCCGTTGCGAATGTTGAAAAGCAGATCCGTGTTATCTGTAGTGGCGTCGTATCTAGTCGCAAAATAGACAAGGCGGATAGGTACAGAAATAGCAGTTGCCGAAGCGATGCCCCAGCCAGTCGTTGGTGTTGTCCCAGACCCACTCCACGGAGGAACGCCCCAACCTACACCGGAAGCGGCGGAATCAAACCCAGAGGGAATGTAGAAAAACGCCGTGATCCCTGTGCCACCACCAGTAGCCGCAGAAGTCGCTGCGGTATCCACCGTTATTGTAAATGTGTTGGTAGTTTTGTTGGAAACCAGAAATTGAACGTCGTTAAGACTGGTAGCGGGAACGCCACCAACCGCCGTAGCCCCAGAAAAAACCACATAGTCCCCATCTGCCGCACCATGTGTGTTAATGGTAACCGTGACAGTAGTAGACCCCGACGCCGTAGTGAAACAGTTGTCGGTGTCTTGAGGAGCCGATGCGCCGGTATAAGTAGCGCGGAGCGGGGTGATGTCGTGCAGTGTCCCGCCGCTTTCGACATAAATTTTGGAGCTAGTACCAAGCGCAAGGAAGTTATATCCCGCTGCTGGAATCCAGTTAAACAGCGAACGGCAAACGCCCAGATACGAAGTGACCGAGGCTTTTACCCAGCCTCCTAGTTTTTGAGGGAAGCCAGAGAGAAACCGAATCTTGTTAGACTCCCACCAACCACCTTCGCCAGCGTAGTTGGTTTGATCTCGGTTTACCCCCGGCTTAAATACTAGCTTAGTGAGGGGCATTTATTTTTCCTTGCGGAAAATCTCGATTGCCGAGATGACAGCACCCACCGCCAACCCAATTTGTTGCATAGCCTCAGGGTTAACCCCAACGCCCATCGTGCCCGCCATGATAGCGGCACCGCGCCAAGTAGAAGGTTCCCGCGCACGATCTAGAAAAAACTTAAGATTCATGGAGGATCCTCCTACGGAAGGTTAATCAGGTTTTCGGCAATGCGCCGTGCCCACCCTTTACCATATTTATCAAAAACCTTCAACTCGGTCATGAATTTGAGGCGCTGACCGTTGAAAACCGCAGCGAGTTTGTACTGATCCATTGCCCGAACTGCCGCCAATGTCCCCTGACCGATAATGCCGTCGTCCTTAACCCCAACGGCCCGTTGAAGCCATTTTGCTGCCTGCCCCACTCCAGAGTTGACGGCTGCGTCAAACACCGCAAACCGCACCTGTTTAGGGAGGTCATCGGCGTGCAGCTTGTCCCAATAGTCCCGTTTGTAAATCTGCTGCGCTCGTTCCAGCGTCAGTCCTTGGATGTCTTCCATCGGATACGAATTAGCGGCAACGCCATACTTGGTGCCCAGCAATTCGCCAACGCCTACTTTGCCGCCAGTCCAGTTGCCGGGGTCGTTGCGGTCGTCGCTGTACCCACCTTCATGGCCGATAAGTACCTTGAAAGATTCCTCGAAAGTCATTTGTCTACCTTTGAATCAAGTTTATCGAAAATTCTCGACAGCATTTCTTTCACTTCTCGGATGTCGGCACGATAGTCTTCGCGGGCCACATAGGTTCGTGGAAGGTCTTCCCGTAGTTTTGCCAAATCCGCACGAAGTTCGACGCTGGCTTCCCAAACAGAGCGCCCAAACCACCCAATCATCGACGTAGTTGCGCCAAGGATAATGTTAAACAACATTTGGGAATCCACTATTCATCTCCTGCGTCGTCGCGGCGTTGGTCTGTGGCGATCTTGATGCCGGTAATTAGCCCGATGAAGCCCCCGACAATTGTCTGAAACGCAGGCAGCACAGCTTCAAAAATCTTGTTGTTGTCCACTTTCTCGTCGAACAATCCAATCATCATGCCGCCCACCATCGACATTAAAATCATGGACAGCGTAATTGTAGCGATGAGCGTCACCCAAACCGAGAGTTTGTCATGCGCGTTCATAACTTACGCCCAAGGAAGCCTGTCGGAGATCACCGGATTTTTTTGCTGTTCAATTTGCACCGTTAAGTCAGCAATAAAATCGTTCATCCGTCCCTCCCGCAAAGTGGAAGTTATCCAATTGATGACTTCCGCTTCGGTCAAATTGTCAAACGGGATGAAATCGGGCGAAGATGGGTCTGGGTTGGTTCTAAACTCCCCGTACAGCGACGCTTGAAATTCTCCTTCTTCCCCAAAAAGCCGCCAATGAACCGCAGTTACCCCGCCATCCGACGCCCTACGAGTAAGCTGTTCAATTTTCCAATAAGTGTTCATTGGTTACCCTTCGATTAATCGTTGATTTTGGTTAGCAATAGCCAAGAACAACTGTTGAGTATTGTCCCCTTGAGCAACCATGTCGTTTCGGAAAGCCTGCACCGTTGCGCTGGTTTGACGAGATTGTTGGGAATTTTCAATGAGCAGCATTGGCATCCACGCAATGGCGCAATTCCATTCGTTGACATCCTGCCCAGTGTTTGGGTTTTTGCCCATAATTTGGGAGAACCACGCACATTGGATACCAATGCAATCTTTTTTAATTAACGGGCAAAAATTACCGGGTTTGAGTTCCATTGCAAATCCTTAGTTTTTGGTTGCAATAATGAAATCTACATATTTAACTGCAAAATCCATAGCCGTTCCGGTAAACGTGCTAGTTGCAGTGTGCGTGTGCGAAGACACGGTGGTGTCGGATTCTGTGGAAGTGGCTACGGTTGTAGAAGTAGAGGTAAGCGGAGATCCGTCTTCAATGGTAGATCCACTCCCGATTAACGTCCTTGTGTAATCATGTGAATGTGACAAAAGACCATACTGCGAGGTCGAAAGGGTGGTGCCCGCATTTGTAGTAGCCACCGTACCGGCGGGAGTTCTACTTGTAAACGCCGTAGTGAACGCGGCAGTACCACCTGTCCCTGCGGTGCCAGAGGTAATAATCCGCAAAGCCGCGTTGTTGTATGCCGCACCTGTTTCAATAGTCCACCCAGTCGGCGCGGCAGATTGTTGAAAAGCAAGCCGAGTTCCCGCCGCAAAAGTGGGGGTTTGAGTCTGCCAAGTTGGTACAACGCCAGCCCCAGCAGAAGTCAGAATTTGTCCCGAAGTGCCCGCAGACCCGCTGAGAGACAGCGCCCCCGAAATTCCTAACGTAGTGAACACCCCAGTAGTGGCACCAGTCGCGCCTATTGGGCCACTAAGTCCCCCCGGCACCGTCACCAGCCCCGCAGAATCGACGGTCAGTCGGGTAGTGAGCGTACTTGCACCGTCTGCCGTGGTACTAATTACCAAATTACCCGGCATATCATTAGTGCCGGGAGTAGCATCTACGGATGATTTAATTTGCGCGGTGGGGAGAAAGTTAGTCCCGTCGTAGGCGGAAAATGTAATAGTCCCCGCATTGTCCCCACTAACTACAGTGGTGGGAATGGCTAGCGAGCCACGAGCTTTGTAGAGGTCTATCGTAGTTCCGGTGGAGTCCGTACTGTTCCGGCGAGACAAAATGTTGCTATTAGGCGCAGAAGCGGAATCTGAAGTGAGCGATAAACCAGCGGTCGTAGACCCCGGAGCCGTCGTAGCGCCAATAACTAGCTGCCCGGAAGTGTTGATGACAACCGGCGTAGAATCAGGGTTAGCATCGTCCTCTACCAGCAGCGCATTGCCAGAGCCAGTCTGCGTAATGCGGAGCGCCGGAACAGACGTAGAGCCTTCAATAACAGTGCCAACCGTGGACTCATTAGTGACTAGAAGCGGGCCTGTCTTAAGTTTGTAGTTAATGAAAGAAACTATTGCACCTGCGCCCGTGCCACTACATTTAATGATGGCGTCGTATCCATTTTCGATTGCAACTGCGCTGCCAGAGGAATACGTTGCCCCTTGAAAGACATTTAACGTCTGCCCGGTAGAATTGCGGATAAAGTAGTAGCCAGCAAAACTGTCGGGGGAAATTTTTAAAGCCCCCGGAGCGCCTAACGCCCCCGTAGCGGTAATGATGCGTTTCTGACCATCAGACGCAGATCCGTTTGAAACGGTAAGAACGGTAGGAGTTAATGTGGAAGTGCTGGTTACCGCAATGGTTGCAGCGCCTACGATGGCGTTGTCAATGATGTCACTAAAATTGTTATTGGTGGTGACGCCCCAAGTGCCGGCCTGTTCGCCAGTACCGATGAGTTCGATACCAAGATTGGAGTAGGT